TACCCCCCAAATAGTGCAAAATTGGTTGACTTTTACTACTATTTATAGAGGCTTAATCGTGCCTCACTCGTTACGGAGTAATGATTATAAGACCAAGATGGTTGTTTAACGATAGACAGGAAACGATATAAGTTGTAGCTACAACTCTTTATGAAAGATATTAATATTAAATATTATCCTGCTGATGATTTGGTAATGGCTGAATACAATCCAAGACAGCTAACCAAAGACCAATATACACAACTAAAAGACTCTATTATGAGGTTTGGCTTAGTTGATCCCCTTATTGTAAATAAAAACAAAGAAAGAAAGAACATCCTTGTAGGTGGACACCAGAGGTTACGCATAGCCAAAGAAATGGGTGTTGAATCTATACCATGTGTAGAGGTTGATCTTACTTTAGACCAAGAAAAAGAACTTAACATTAGATTAAATAAGAATGTTGGTGAATGGGATTTTGATGCTCTGGCTAATTACTTTGATGTAGGAGAGCTTACAGAGTGGGGTTTTAGTAACGATGATTTACAATTCTATGAAGATGAGCCTAAACAGGGATTGATTGATGATGATGAGATACCAGAAGTAGAAGAACCTATTACACAAGCAGGTGATCTGTGGATATTAGGAGAGCATCGTTTATTATGTGGGGATGCGACAAAAAAAGAAGATGTTGATCTATTAATGGATGGTAAAAAGGCTGATATGGTGTTTACTGATCCCCCTTATGGAGTTGATTATGATGGTGGAATACAATTTACTAAGGATGGAGTAAAAAGAGGTCAGCGTAAGAAATTAGAAAATGATGATAAATCAATTTATAATTTAGTTATACCTATACTTGCTGATATTTGTGAGGGTGGTATATACACATGGTTTGCAGATACAAAAGCAAAAGATATATATAATTCCATTGATTTAGTTGGAGACATACACGCACTAGTTATATGGGTTAAGAATGGTGGTTATTCAGCAATGAATGCTCAATATAAACAGAAACATGAGCCATGTCTTTATTGGAAAGCAAAAAATAAAACAACTAAATGGTGTGGTAGTTCTACAGAAAATACTATATGGGAAATAAATAAAGATGGTAAGAATAAACTACATCCAACGCAAAAACCTGTAGAGTTAGCAGTAAAAGCTATACTAAACCATGAGGAAGGCATTGTGGTTGATGTATTTCTTGGCTCTGGATCAACCTTAATAGCTTGTGAAAAAACTAATCGTAAGTGTTATGGTATGGAGATTGATCCACATTATTGTGATGTTATAGTAAAAAGGTGGGAGGAATTTAGTGGGAAGAAAGCAGAAAGAGTTGAAAGAGCAGAAGGTTGATAAACAACCTAAAAACAACGAAGGTGGTATCACAGGCAAAGGTTGGAAAAAAGGTCAATCTGGTAATCCTAATGGTAGACCTCCTAAAGTTAAATCTATTCCAGACATACTTAGAAAGATTGGAGATGAGGAAGGTACACTTGATGGAAAGAGTAAGCTCGATGTTATCATGTATAAAGTATTCCAATACGCTCTGGAAGGTAAACCTTGGGCAGTTCAGTTTATAGCTGATAGAACAGAAGGTAAAGCCAAAGAGATAAGGGAAGTAACTAATAAGAATGAACCCATTAAAATAATTACTATTGATTAATTGGCAAATAAACGAGATACGAAAAGAAATAATCCAGAGTCCAGAAAGGATGAAGGTTGTTGTTGCAGGAAGAAGATGGGGGAAAAGTATCTTATCGGTTCTGTGGTTACTCCACGAAGAGATACAACCAGAAGAACGCAGGTGGTTTGTTGCACCGACATACAGACAGGGGAAGATGGTAATATTTCCGATGTTGCGTTCTGTATTTCGACAATGGCAGGGAGCTATAATCAACGAGTCAGAGTTATCTATTAAACTACCAAACAATGCAGAGATTTCAATTAAAGGTGCAGAGCAAGAAAATAATCTTAGGGGAGCAACTTTAAATAAAGTAGTAATGGAAGAGTTTAGTTACATAAAACCTAATGTATATGAAGAGATTATTTATCCTATGCTAACAACTACACAGGGTGAGACTTTGTTTATTGGTACACCTAACTCATTTGACCATTTATATGATTACTATCTTAGAGGTCAATCAGATGATCCAGATTGGAAATCATGGCAATATACTACAGTACAGGGTGGGTTTGTATCACAAGAAGAAGTAGATAAAGCAAAAGCAACGATGGATGAGGTTACATTTAAGAGTGAGTTCATGGCTGATTTCGTATCTACAGGAAATAGAGTAGCTTACAACTTTGACAGGAAGATACATATTAAACAGGCTAGAGAGTTATCACCTAACTTATTCTGGGGTATTGATTTCAATGTGGACTATATGTCTGCTGTACTAGGTTGTGAATATACAGATGGTTCTATACACTACTTCCATGAGATAAGACAAACAAACAGCAATACAGAGCAGATGGCTGTAGCTATGAAGAAGGTAGCTCCACATATACCATGTTACCCAGATAGTGCAGGATCAGCCAGATCAACTACGAGCCATAAATCGGATCATCAGATACTTAAAGATTATGGATTTCAAGTAATAGCAAAGAAAGCTAACCCACCTGTAATAGACAGGATCAATGCACTAAATAGAATGTTAAAAGATGCTAATGGTAGGATTAAGATGACAGTTGATCCATCCTGTAAATATTTAATAAAAGATTTAGAACAATGTCAGAGAGATAGAGCAGGTAAGATAGAAAAGACTAAAGATATATCTCTTACTCATGCTCTGGATGCCTGTAGTTATTACATAGCATTAAAGCATCCTATTGTTAAGCGTGTAGCTGTGAGTACAGAATGGTAGAGTTTTTGTTGGGTATAGTAGTAGGAATCATTATCACTTTCATATTCTTGCACTATTATGGTAAGCATTTAGATTTACGAAAGAAAGAACAGATGGGGGAGTTCATCAGAGAATATACAGAGGCTAATAATTATGCCACATCTTAAAGGTTTATAAATGGAATTACATGATAAAATAATGCTCCCAGACCTCGGTAAAGAGGCTGTTTTGCGTTCAGTTAAAGAGGCTGAATATAATGCACTAGATGATATTATAGCTGAAAAGAACACATCTTTAGACTTCTACTACAACAGAAACTTAGATGACCATATATCTCAGTATTTTAGTTCAGAGTCCTTATCTCAGATTCCACCTGTACTTATGTCACTAGTTAAGAGGTTTGCTAAGAGTAGATTGATGTTACTTAAACAACCTGCTGAAAGATTTATTAATGGTGAGTTCAATGATTATTATGCTGAGAAAGCTCATAACCTAGATAGTAAAGTAAGAGAGTTTGGGGAACTTGCTTGGCTATTAGGTAGCTGTCATCTACAGAGTATGTATAATGAAAAGATGCAACGCATTGAATATAAACTGCATCCTATTGTAAAAGAATATGTATATGATGGTGAAGTATATGGCATGAGCTATGAGATACATAGAGATCATAATGGGGATAGGCAGTTCGTATTCTGGAGTAAGCCTATGGATGGTGAGCAGGGTATGCACTTTCGTTTTAAGTTAAATGGTGCAATGTTTCCTATAGGTAATAACATTGAAATGGTAAACCCTTATGATGTTATCCCTATTACTAAAGTAGAGTTCAATACAAACGCATACGATGTTACAAGGTGTGCCATTCACGCTAGTAACGCATGGACAGAGATAATGATAGCCACTAGGCTTATGATGGGTTCACCTGTAATTACAGGATTAGATTCAGAAATACCACCTTATATGAAGTTTGGTATTGATAGACTTATTGCACTTCCAGAGGGTGCTAATATGCAGTATGTAAGTCCTAATGCTAATCTGATCCAGATGATACAATCCGTAAAAGATTTAATTAATCAAGTAGGGCAGAACCATAGCTTAACAATTAGATGGGGTGAATCATCAGCACCTCCAAGTGGTGAGGCATTAAAGATTCTATCTGTAGATAATATAGAAACCAGAGAGTCTGATATTCCAATCTTCAGAGACTTTGAGCATGAAAGATATATGATTGATAGGGAAGTGTTAAGAGTGCATGAAGGTGCTAACCTATCAGAGAATTACAGCGTAGACTATCCAGAGGTGGGTTTTCCTATGACATGGACAGAAGAACGCAATAAGCTAGAGTTTTTAATGGAGCATAATCTTATTACTAGGGAAGAGCTTATACGAAAGTTCAATCCAGATATAGATGAAGAAGAACTTGCTATGAAGATGCAAGAGTTAGAACCAGAGCAACCAGAACAACCTGCTAACAAGTTACTAGAGGCATTACAGCGTGGCTAAAGAAACAGCATCACTAGAATACGCTAAAGCAGTAGAACGAATACAGAAAGAGCTTGTAGAGCAGATATTTGATCTACAAAAGCAAGGACTCAGTAAGAATGAGA